TGAAAAGTTACTGCTTGTGGAAATCCACGTTTAGTAGATACTGTTTGTTCTTTCCATTCAAGATGAGGGCCAGTTGTAACCATGTCTTCAATAATTGTAATAGTAACTTGTGTTCCAGAAGTAAATCCTGTAATTTTACCTTGTTTACCATTTATTAAAATATAATCACCAACTTGATTACTTGTAAATGTACTACTACTTGCAGTAACAGTTCTACCTGTTCCTGTTGCATGAGAAGATAAAGTTACATCAATAAGTCTATCTGCATATCTATAAAATGGTTGTAAACTTTTATTTACACCACTAACACTTACACTTGTATCTATATCAAATGTAAATTGTCTAATAATAAATGATGTTGCAGATTCTCTAAATATTTCTCTTATTTCATTATCTCTATGGGTTATAAAAATAGTATCACCAAATTGTGCAAAGTTTAATTCAAACAATTGAGCTGTAGTCCAATTTGCATTAGTTGTATAATTGCTTGTTAATGCTGTACCACTTATATTGTAAACATCCATTCTTTGATTTGATAAAACAATAATAGCTATTTCATCATCAGAAAAAACAAATGGAATAATTCTAGATTCTGCAGGTAGTGTTGCAAGATAAGAAGTACCTGGTCTTCTCATTAAACCACCTTCAGCTAATAATGCAAAGTTTCTACATTGTTTAGCACCTTGAAAATAAGATGGTACATCAGTTCTTGTTGCTAATAATGGATTAAGCTCACCAGACGAAAAGTTCGTTATAACAGTTTTTAATGTTCTTCCCATTATACATCCGTTCTAGTAGATCTTCTAAGATTAATAAATCTATTAGAATCTAAGACTTTAGTAGTTGTTTCTTGTGCATCAATATTTTTAGCAACTAAAAATTGTCTTTCAGCTAATTCTTTAAATTGTCTAATCATAGCAGAATCTCTAGCAACAGAACCTGCAAATATAGATGCTAATTCGTATTCTAATGCAAGAACAAAATGTGGTGGAAAGTATGCTTCGTCTACTCTGTAAATATAATCCATAATTAATGTACTATTAGAACCATATCCATTTACATAAATATAATCTTTGTATCTTGAATATGGAATTATAATATCATTAACTGTTATTGTATTAATTTGTAAAACTTCTGGGTCTGTTGGTATTTGATAACCATAATCATATCTTCCAGTAGGAGCTGCTGCTAATAATGAAAGTGTTTGTTGCGTTGTAGAAAATCTCCATCTACATCTTGTAAGAGCAGCTTTAGTAATATCTTCGTATATGTTACTGGCAACTAATGCTTCTGTGCTTCCATCAGAAAAAGATGTAATAGGTTGCGCACCTATCATTACCAAAGCTCTTGCACATATATCTATATTTGTTGTTGCCATAATAATAAAAAAATGACTTGGGGGATTTCTCCCCCAAATCGAATTAGCCTTATGCTAATTTTGCAGTTGTTACAGTAGTTGCACCAGAAGCAGAACTTACTACAAGTAAGTCAGACTCCATAGTACCACCTACACCAGCAGCAACAAGGATCATATCACCTTGTTTAAGCTCAGCGTAAGCACTGTTAAAGTAACCACTAGCTACTATAGATGAAGTTGCATCTCCGTCAGTGTAAAACCAAAGAGAGTTGCCACCCATCTGAGCTACCTTTTTGATTGGATTGTCAGTTGCGTATGCCATATTATATTCTCCTTAATTATTACTCTGCACACTTCTGTATTCTAATACCATCAGAATCAATTAATACACCACCTATAGAAAGCATAGATGTAATTAAGTGTGATACTTTTTCTGGTATATAGTTTACTTCAGTTTTAACGTCAGAACCAATTCCCATACCAATTGATGATTTGTGGAAAGCTACAGTATGTCTATCAGTTGAACCAGAAGTTTCTAGTCCACTGTGTACAAACCATAAGAATCCTAACCATCTCTTAGCAGTCATACCACCAGCATAAGGAAGTTCACCTTCTCCTACATACTCGACTCTTGAGAATTGATCTAGGTTGATTAGGTCAGACCATTGTTTAGGCCCAACTACCCAGTATCTTTGTTGGTCATCTGGTACGTCATTAGTATTGAAAAGTTCCATCATAGCTTGAGCTTTTCCTAGGTTCATTCCAGTACCTGTACCTGATGAGTTATTAGCAAGTGCTGTTGCATTTTCCATTACAGAAGTAATAACGCTGTCAGTTTTTCTACCTAAAGCGTATGCTGCTGAATTTGCAACTACTTGTCTTTCGTCAATGTTTACCTTTAACTCGTCTAACTTGTCAACGTAATCTGCTGCATAGTAATCAGTTAAAGTTGCTGACACATTGCTGTGAGCTAGATCCATTGCAACTACTTCAGCATGTCTTGCTTTAGTGTTTGCAGAACCTTTTGCAACTTTCTGAAACTTAACAGTATTACCATTAACACCGTTCACAGTTCTTGTTAGGTTCTTTAATTTAGAACCCATTCTTTGATAAGCCATGTGAACTTCAGCTTCGAATTGAGTTATAAAGGCATTTGTTATTGATGTTGCCATTTATTTTCCTCGTTGTTAAGTTATTATTATTTACCGATTATCTTTCTAATGCAGAGGATTGTTATCCAAGAAGGGCAATCATTGTACATTCTAAAGGTCTTGATTAAGCAATATTGTATAATAGATATTGTTGACAACGCACAATTATATCCATTTTTTAGGAATAGTAATTACTTCTCCAAACTCTATTGTTCCATCTTTATCTTCAGAATATGTGCCAAATAATGTTATAAAATCTTTTGTATCTTTGTATATCCAAAATTCACCAGTTTTACAAACTGCTGGTACTGCAGCATCCATTTGTGCTACAGATAACCAACCAGTTTGCGAAACACAGTCTAGCCATTTTATTGGCTTTTTAAGTTTCTTAAAATTAAACTTATGTTTTTTCTTGTCCTTTGTATGCCTTCTCATATAATTCTGTTACTCGTTTTACATAAGCAGGATCACGTCTACTAGAATCCCAATATCTAGGATCTTTTAACATAGATTTTAAATCATCTATATCAGCAGAAACATCTACCTGTGTTTGAGTTGTAGGCATATTGCTATCTTTTGTAAGTTTCATTACTTCTTCCAAAGCTTTTACTCCTTCAGCAGTTGCAGCAAAACCTGATATAGCATTATAAGCTTCTGGGCTTAAATGTTTTTTAGACCACAGTTCTGCAGCTTCTACTCTTTCTCTACCTGCATCTCCTAGTTTTTGTATTTCAAGATCACTATTAGGAAGATTAGCAATAGCATTATCTATAAATACTTTTACACCTTCATCATATTGTTCTTGAGATAGACCTGCATTTTTTGCAGTTTGATTCCACCATTGTACTATAGGCATGTCATTACTAATATCTAAACTAACATTGCCATCTAGTTCTGGAACATTTAATTTATATTCCTCTGGTACACTTTGTAGTTTTTCATTTTCAATATCTGTTCTAATTTGTTTAGTCAGATCTTCTGTTCTAGAACCTAATTTAGATTCTAGAGAGTTATATGATGAAGCTAAGTTTTCTATATTAACTTCACCTTTTTCAGCATTCCAAAATTTTTCTTGTACATATTCTGGTCTAGAAGTCGTTTCTGAAGATTGCTCTGTAGCGACTGGTGCTGAATTAGCATTATCATCTGCCATCTTGTTCTCCTTTTGTTATACGAGTTTTAATTATGCCCACAAGGAATCGCATACCTTCCAAGTGAAACAATCTGTTGCTATCTATATTTGGCCCAGCAACAGCTTCTATTGTTATAGATTGCAAATAGTTTAAAACCTTTTTGCCTTCATCTCCTTTAAAGACATTAGCAAAATTTTTATTTAAGATCTGTTCTTCTTCTGCAGATCTTACATAACCGTCTATACTATTTGTTATTTTGGGCTTCTCTTTCTCTAGATCTTTCCAAGCCATATTACGCTCCTGGTGGAGCTTCACCTCCTTCTGGTGTTGATTGCATTTGTTGTAAACGCTGTACTAGCTCTTGTTGTTCTTCTTCATTTCTAATTAATCTTTCTGGAAGATTCATTTTTTCAGCTAGATATTTTGCAGTTGTGTTTTGGTCTACAATTAGATTAACCATTTGTGGCCCAAATGTAGCTCCAATAATTTCATTAAATCTAGTTACATCTGCAACATCTTGTAAATGTTGAGCTTGTGCTAGAGGTGAACGTGGAGCTATCTTAACTTCCCTACCGTTTACTTTAGGGATGTCTATTCTACCTTGTTTAGATAAAATTCTAATTATTCTTTTTAACAATGGAGTTATTAATTCAGATTGAAGTCTACCAAAAGAAGATCCTATTTGTCTTGATAGATCTGCCATTCTTTCAGAAACTTCGGTAGCTGTCATGGGTGTACCTTCTGGTCTTCCAAGAGCTTCCATGTATAATGCTTTTTTAATATTTGTTCTCATATCATTTAAAACTAATTGAGCTACATCAAAGTTAGATGCAGAAGGTATAGGACTTAATCCTCTAGAACCTGGAGCTACAGGTATTAAAGATCCAGGTACTAATGATATATTGTCTGGATTAATTACACCATCATCTTCGTAAGTATATACACCAGATACTGACATCTGTGCATTTTGTAATATTAATTCTATTGTAAGATTACAAGTTTTAATTGCTGCCATTGCATTAAATACTGGCCCTCTACCATATACTTCGCCTGATGCCTTATTCCATCTAAATACTAAATATGGATTAGAACCTTCGCCTTCAAATATTTCTTCATATAAAATATGTTTTGGACTATCCATAACAATACACATTTTATGTTTTTCTACATTTTCTTCATATATTTTATAAACTACTTCTATAATTTTAACTTTCTTTTTATTTTTTAAAGGATCAAAATTTTCTGGTAGTTTAGCTTTAGGATATAAAATTTTTATTTCGTGTGGTTTACAATATCTAGTTCTGTACACAGAATCTATTTTACCATCTGGGCCTGTGTTTAAACAAACTCTAGTTAATGGAACTGCTGTAAATTTAATTGGGTTTATTGCATCACCTTCTTCAACAAGCATAACTCCTGTACCAATTGCAAGATCCATAAACGATTCATGTATTTCTTGGTTAAAGTTTGATTGTTGTAATAATTGAAAAACGTAATCTGTAATTTTATCTAGCTCTAAATTAATACCAGCTTTTTGTTCTGGTGGTATTTCTGATCCAGCTTGAAAGTCTGCCCATCTTGCAAAGGTAGGAGTTATACCTGCTTGTAATCTTGATGCAAATTCTTGTACACCAACTACTGCAGTTTCATCAAAAATTTTATCAGTTCTTTTTTGACCTGGAGATTCTTCATAAAAAGATTCTCTATTTGGAAGACAGTATTCATATGCTTCTTCAAACTTATCTTTCCAGTAATCTTTTATAGATTGTGCTTCTTTAAATTTTTTTAAAATTTCAGACGCTTTATCTTCTGTACCGTAATTAATTTCAGAGTTATCCAAGTAATCCATTAATTATAAAATCCTCTACCACCAGCTCTACCAAACAAAGATCTAGATGATGTTATTGATAATCTTTTTTTCTTATAAGCATCAGCTTGTTCTGCTGCAGCTTGATCTGCTTCTGCTTGTGCAGCTTTTTGTTGTGCAACATTTTCAGCTTCTATTTGCTGTGTTGTCTTAGTTTTAGTTTGCCCACCCTTATCGTTTCCACCCAAAATTACTTGTTTAGTTGTCATTGTACCATCTGCTTTTTTAACTTTAATAGTTTCTCGTCTATAACCTTGTTGTAAATTACCATAAGCATCAATCTGTCCAGACATTCTACCTTGCATGTATTTATCATAAGCTCTATTTTGTTCTGTTAAAGATAAAGCTTCAAACTCTGTTTTTGTATATCCAATATTTTGTTTAGCTCTACTAGATGCTAAAACCTTTTCATTAAAAAAAGTTCTTGTTTTAATAGACCCTGCTTGAAATGGGCCTTTCATTGCTTGTAATGCAGGTGGGCCACCTACAGTTCTATCTATTTTATCAGCACCAGATTTAATAAAATCTTTTTTTTTTCTGTCTTTTATTTTTTTTTCTGAATAGGTTGTGCCACCAGTTGTAACTGCTTCAGCACCTGATACGTCTGTATCTCTACCTGCTCTACCACCATCACCACTCATAGAAAAATCCTTTTTTAATCTGATTTGTTCCAAAATCGCTTATATCCTGCTTTACGCAACGCACAATATAATTGCCATGGAGTTATAATATACCATCTATAAAAACCTATTAATCTCATAACAAATGATACACAGCTTAATTCTTTTATTCTAAATAAATGCCAATCATCTTTTACTGGACATACTAATACCTCATAGTCATACAAGTAACCTAAAAAGTTTTCTGACTCTTGTTTAGTTAGATAGCTTGTCTTAATACCTGCGTGAGTAAACTCAAGATGTTCCCAAACATCTAAACTGGGTATGAATTTTAAGGCTCCACAATGATTAAATCCATGTGGAGGTTTCCACCACCATATCCATTTAGCATATCTTTGAGTTCCTCTACTATGAAAGTAGATTAACCATTCCTCTTGAACAGATCCCATACTTTTCTTTTTCTAGTTTTTTGTCCAGCAAATACATCCCATTCTTTTTTAGCAACAGTTGGTTGTGATTGTGATCTACCTGCTAGTAATGTTCTACCTTCTCCAGCACCCATCATTAAATATTGTAAAGCATCATGAACGTGAGAATATCTATTCTTATATGGTTTCTCATCATAACGATCTCCAGATGTTTGAAGTCTTCTATAATGATAACCACCATTAAATCCTTTTTTTAAATTAAGACATTGTGGATCTATTAAAAATCCTGCTTTACCATCTATAAGTCTTTGTAAAGCTGTGTCTACAGATTCTATTCTAAGAGCAACATCATTAGATGGTGCAGGTACAGCTTTTAATCCATAGTTTCTCATAATAGAAAAAGGAGTTCTTTCGTCTGTCTGTGATCTAAAATCACCAGCAGGATCTCCAAATATTTGTACATCATAGTTATTATAATTTTTTGCTATCTCACCTCTAAGTAATTCAGAAAACCTCATTACACCCATATCAAAACATACAAGCTCATTTAATATATTCCATCTACCCAATGCTGTTCTTTGACCAAAGACAGCAGCAGGAGTTAATCCAAAGTCTATACCTATAAACAAAGTTTGGTTAATAGATGGTTTTATTGTTTCTGCAGATATATGTATTTCTTGTTTAAAGTTTGGATATACTGGTTTACCTTCTTCTATGCTACCGAGTTTGTTTAAAACATAAACATCTATCCATCCTTTTGTTTTACCTCTAATAATATTAGGATAGTATTTAGGTGTTAGGTTTTTTTTATTTTCTGCATTATCATTTGGTATATATTCTTCTGTAAAACCTTCTTTGTTTTTCTTTTCAATCAAAGCAGATGGTTGTGTATGAAAACTCCAGTTGTCTGGTTTAATTAACATTAAAGCTTCATCACGAGATATATGATCTGGTACAGGTACATCACCTGCCATTATAGGCCACCAATGATCTTCTTCTGGTGCATTGGTATCTGCAATAACTCCATACCATGTAGCACCACCATCTCTCATAGATGGAAATCTACCTACCCTCATAGTACAAGCATCTATAATAGACTTAGGTATTTCTCTAGCTTCATTTACCCATACACCTGTAAGCTCAAGAGATAATAGTTTCTTGACATCTTCTGGTCTATCAAGAGCTAAGAATATAACTTCTAAATCTATATCACCTCTTTGTATTTTATGAGTATAAGGTACTGACCAAGCAAAGTTACCCCAAGTATCTTCTGGAAACCAATCTAACCAAGTTTTAATTGTTGTAGTTCTTAGCTGTGGGTTTGTATTTCTTATTACTGCCCATCTTGATTTACGAACACCTTGTGCATTTTTTTCTTGTAACAATGCTCGTCTAAATATTTCTATACAGCAAGATACAGATTTACCAGAACCTACTGGCCCTCGTAATCCTCTAAAGAAGTCATCAGACTTCATAAACTTTTTTAAAGTTTGTCCTTCTGGTTTATAATTAAAATTAATCGACATTAGTACCTACATTTGCTTTAAGCAGTTTGTAGATAGTTTCTTCTCCAAAAGCTTCTACTAATTTATCAGCTTCTTTGTCGGTTATCATATGCGTAGGATAATGTTTAAGATGTGTATTCTTAACAATAGTACGAAGTCTTCTTCTGTCTTTTAAACTTAAAGTATTGAGGAACGACATTCTTGTACCTTTAGTTCTAGTAGTACAGCTTGTAATATTTCAGCTTCTGTACCATATTTTTCTATAAAATTTTTTTTATCTAAATGTATACCTGTACATCCTTGATGATGTTCAAAGCATAATGGAATAACTTCAAAGTGAGAAGATCTTCT